AAGTGTACATCATTTGTTTTATTATTAGTATTGAATGTTGAGTTTACATAATTCATATCTTTCTCACCTGTGTACTTACCTTTAGCTTTACAGGCAGCATGAAAGCAAAACCAATTTATATTATTGGAAGCTGTATCTACTGATAGGGTATTCTTACCATGACAAAAAGGACAATCCATTCTAACAGATGTATCTGGTGGAATGAATAGCCCTTCTATAACAGCAAGCTGTTGCTTATAATTCAACTGGCATTTCCTCGTATACTATTGTATACCTTTCTTTATTATAGAAGTTGTCAGCTTCTATCTTCATTAGTCCTTCGTTTAAATATTCAGCAACTGCATTCTCAATCATATCTAGTGTTGGTTCGTATGGAAATGGTATCAATGCTTTTGCATCTATGCCTAGCCCAAATAATCTTACTTTGTATTTTTTCATCATCATCATTCCCTCTATCAGATTTATTCTTATTTGTCAAGTCTTTTCTTTCTTTCTACTATTCTTAATGTAAATGGTGTAGGTGTTTGTACATCGTCTTCATCACCTATATTATATATAAACTGATCAAATGATTTCATAAAATCTGCAACATATTCTTGTTGATTTTTTTGAATCCTTAACTTCTTGTTATCAACACGTAAATCTGCAACGTGAAAATAATCAGCGTCAACATCATCAGTTTTATATTCTTCCATTAAAGCTAATGCTATTGGACATAGCAAATTACATTCTGGTGTACCTTTGTTTATATGCTCTTGTGTTACTTTTATTAATCTAATCATTATTTATCCTTGCTAGTTATTATATGTTTAAGTATAGTTGTTGTTGGATTAAAGTCTAGACTCTTACAGGAAGTTAGACACAAAAAAATTATAAGTAGTATTTTACTTTTCATAATAGATTAGTCCCTGTGACCATAGGGTTCTGGATCTTCTCTTTGAAAACTACATCCATTTGGATCGATGTCACAGTTAGGGTAGGAGAAACACCCTATATGAAAGTCCACTCTTTCTGCATCAAATATTTTCTCATGAAAATTATTAAAAACATTTGTAAGATTCCTTTGTGTTAGTTTATTTTTTGATTGATATTGTAAGGCACTATATAAATTATAAATAAGTTCTAACGCAACTGACTCTGTTGTTGCCTCACTATATTTAATGTAATTGAAGTGCTCTTCTTTAGAAAATACATCATCTTCATTAATACTCCATGATACTTCATTTAAATTCTCTGCTTCAACTTCACAATACTTTAATATCTTATCTATCTTTTTTTTCTTAACACTCTTAAAGGTTGGTAATAAAACTTCTACTTTTTCTCTCATGGTTATTTCTTTTTTCATGGCTATTCCACCTCCTCTCCATCTATCTCGTATACTGTAGTAAAAGTATTACCTTGTAGTCTACCTATATGAACTGGATCACAATTTAAAAAATCTTGTATAACTTCTATAGCTAACTCAAGTTCTTTGTTATAGTAATCTTTATTCTTATAGAAATTTAAAGTTAAAAACTTTTTTATTTTTCTTTTAGATACTCTACTCATTTGTTTTCCTTTTCTATTTTTTGTCTTACTGAAGATGCAAGTTTATTAATCTCATTATAAATATCCTCACCTTCCCAATGTTCAAAGGGTTGCCATGCTAGTGCTGATATTTCCTCAAAAAGTTTTTCTTCATCCCAATTATCCCACTCTTTATCTAGGTCAGCATACAAATAAAAACTACTAGCCCATTCAAAGTCTTCTCTTTCTTTGTCAGTCATATTATTTCTCCTTTAACTCTTTATTAATTTTCTTATCTTTTAAATAATTTAAGTATTCATCTTCAAATAAATCTGTAATTTTCTCATACGAAGATTCTAAATTTTTTAAAGATAAATTTAAATTATTAATTTGATTTTCATCCCCTTTTAAAATGGATATATTATTTTTTGTATCCCTTAAATATTTATGGAAATCATCTTTCTTTATCTGAAGAGACTTTAATCTTCTTTTAGTTTTCCATAAATAATGAGAAAGTCTATGATGTCTAAAATAATTTAGACCATTTATTACCCAATATTTATACCCATTATGCCTACTCCCTACTTTTAAACTTCTCCAATAATAATCTCTTAATTCAAACATTAGTTTATTACAGGCTGTTAAATTTTTTTGTATATCTATTCTCTCATTTTCATTTTCTAATTTTTTAGTTTTTAACACATCTAACATACTCATATCAATACTAATGCTCCTTATAACTTACTTGTTTAACTTTATGATTCCAACAGGCACGACAGCTACCACACTCACCATCTCGTTTAGGTGCAGGACACTCACGACCTACTGCTTTCTTATCTTTATGCACACCAGATGTCCACTTCCAAAACTTAGGTGGTGGGCTATCAACTTTAGTTGTTGATACTCGTAAGCATAAATTCTTTGGTACATCTTTTTCTGTAATTTTATCTATGATTTGATACTCTCTAGTAGCTAACCAATACTTTATGTGTGGTGTAAGTTCACACACCTCAAATATTTTCATAAGATGTTCATAAGATTGTATATCACCAGAGTCAAACCAACGGTGAAAACGCCTTGATTTATCTAGGTTTTTGTACTTTTGGGTAATAAGTTCTGCCATATAATCTACCCATTCTGGTAGACCTAGTGCCTCATATCTTTTTTGATACATAGCTTTGACAACAGGGAATACATAGCAACCTTTACCTGCATAACATTTGTTACAGATAGTGCCATCAACTAATGCTAACTTACTACCTGTCACACAGTATTCAATTGGTATACCCCATGCAAACGAGGGCATCTTACTTGGATTAGATAGACTACCTATCTTTGCCTCTAACTCTTTGATTGTTTTCATATTATTATTCCTATTATAAATCCTACAATAAATCCTACAATGTATTCTCTGTGATACAAAGATGTAGAACAAAACCATTCTCTCCAATCTTTAGGAGTCTTACCATATATAATCATAGTTATCCTTTGTTAAGTTATACTTTAACACATAAAGTCTGGTGTGTCAACTGATGTGTACTTAGCGAATCGTTTCTTTTCACCTACATAGTAATCTTTGTATGATTGTATATAGTTATCACACTTGTACTCATCTGGCATACACAAAGGTGGGATTAAAAAATTCTGATACTCAAACTTATTTTTTATTTTGTCATTTAAACAAATTAAATTATTAAGTATGCGACCTGTCTTATGTATTCTGTTGTGATACCTGTGTCTGTATTGATTAAGTAAGTGACCTAACAAATCTATTGACCACATATAATTACCTAATGAATCTCCTACCCATATAGTCATGGGGTGGTGTGGGTATGCAGGTTTGTATAGCTCTTCATCAATACCACAATGTCTTTGGTATGCAGTTGATAACATCTGTCCTGTTTCTAATATCATTTTGACTACATGCTTATCACAATGATACAATGCAGATACCTCTGGGCTTTTATCTAAATGAAATATGTTCATATTATTATTTATTAATTAGAATTAATATTGCATTAGACAAATCTACTTTACCTAATAAATAGTGGTCATGTGTATCTTCACATATATCAATACTATTTATTTCTGTATTTTCTAATTCTTCATTACACAATTCTAATATTTTGTTAAGTTTATTTTCTAAAGCTTCTATTTGTTTTATATTTTCTAGTCCTTCATTCATAGTTTTGATCCTAAGTTTCTTATTGCAAATCTTACTTCTTCTAATGTTATTTCTTTTGTGTTGTATCTATATGTTAATATATCATGCAACTTTATTATATGGTCATGCTCTGTACCTGCTAGGTCACAGAAAAACTCACAGTCTTTAGACCTAACCCAATCAGTTGCTTTTTCTTTCTCCCATTTCTTTTGTACATCTTTAGCATGCCCACTTGTAGCATTAAACATACCAAAGGAATCCTCAAACATAATTTGAATCTTTGCTATACCTAATTGTTCTTCGGGTGTTTTATCTGATACTTCTGTGTTTAATGTTTTCATAGTCTATCCTTGTTGTTGTTTTACGCAGACCACAGTCTGCACAGTAATATTTTTTTTGAATTATAATGATTGCTTTTGAGTCACAACTATAGCATAGTTTAATAGGTGTGTCAATTTGTCTACTTGGTTTATCTGTCATAATATGTTATAGTATCGTGTCATTGCAGGGGGGGTTAATACTATATACTAGTTATCTATGTTATCATCTAATATAACTACTAGTGATATAGCCCTATCTTTTCCTGATTTTTTATTATCTGTCATATAAACTTTAGAATTAGAAAACTGCACAGCATTATATCTATTTACTAACTTTACTGTTACTGGCTCTTGCATGACAGAACAATTACCATTTATATCATTTAGTTTATGTTGTAATGCAGACCATTCTAGTTGGTAAGCATCATTATTATTGTACCGTTTGTACACATCTTCCATATCTTTTATCATAAATTTCCTATTGTTATAGAGGCTAAGTAATTTCTTACCTAACCTCTAGTAGTTATTATTATCTTACTTGATTGGCTACGCCTTGATGATAGTAAAACATAAAGTCATTAGTCTTTAGAAAGTTTCTAACTTCAAAATCCCTATCCTCATTACTTCTTATAGGGTCTCTCTTAGCAGATTCAATCTTATAATCTTTACTATCTCTTTTACCTATCTTAACAGCACGTTCATTGTGTGTACTGTAGTTTGTTAGTGCATTATACACATCATAGAGTGTTGATTTATTTGCATCAGTTTCTAATACATTATTTAGTAAGTGGTACTTACCATCAGAATTATTAGAGAACTTTCTAAATAACTTCTCAACATCTTGTCTACCTAACTCTACACTTTGGTACACCTCTACTTTATTTTTCATATCACTAAAGGTTGTGTTAAGATTCTTTAGTTTAGTAAATGAATCATCAAGATTAAAGTTAAGTGTATGTCTTTTCATAGATGAATTAATATCTTCAAATGATTTCATACCATTTGCACATACTAATCTTAAGAACATTGACCTTAACTGATAGATAATTGATGCGTCATAGCTAGATATAACTTCAATACCAAACTTTAACTTGTCATTTTCATCATGACTCATAGAGTAAGTACCAAAATCTCCAGTATCTCCAAACAGAATCCTAAGTTTCATGTAGTTTAAGTCTGGTGACACATTAAATTTAATAGATGTATCACTTATATCTATCTCATACTTATCTAATGCAGTAGATAGCCCAGATAATATTCTTTCATAGGGTATCAACTGGTAGTTAGCACCATGTAGATGTATTGCTTTGTTGTTTTCAGTATCTAATACAGCATAGCTAGGTTTATTTAGCGTAAATGTACTCTCTACTGAGTCTAATTGACGCAGTTCAACAGGCGTAATGCTATGTTGGTACTGGTCTGCGTACTGTTCTTTTAGTTTTGCAACTAATGCACTCATATCTTCTCCTTATTGTTGGTTAAAAAAAAGGCACTACTAAAATTAATTAGTAATGCCTTTAATATACTATACTATTGCTAGTATGTCAACTGATATCTCTTATAGTTAGTTAGCCATTCGCATAGCTTCTTTATAAGCAAGTATCTTTTCTTCTCTAGTCTGCTTAGGTTTATCTATGTTATCTAGTGCGTCTGCTAGGTCATCAATAGATACTACAACGTCCATGCCAATTTTATCAGCAAGTATCTCATCATCAATTTTCCAATTGACTTTACTGTGAGAAGCAAACTTCTCTACTTGAGAGAACTTAGTCATAGTCTTTATACCTTGCTCAAATCTATTAACCTTAGCTACAATAGATTCAATCCATTTAGTATGTGACTGCACTACATTCTGCTTTGCTTGTATCATCATCTCAAACTTTTGAAACTCTAAGTCTGAGCATGGGATAGCTCTTGAACGACACCCACCTGTACCAATAATTTGCAATACATAATTACTATTCCAATCTTGATACAAATTACTACCACCTGTTTTACCATTTAGAAAGTAATCATTCTCATTTCTACATGTTGACAGGTAGGGATTGTTGTCCTGTCTATGGACATTACCTTCTTTTTTTAGGTCATGTTCAATGTTACAGTCTGGATTAAGTCCTACTGCTTTCATTTCCTCACGATACATAGCATAAGGAAAGTTCTTACCATTGTTAGAACTACCACTACCATAACGTGAGCCATAATCTCCAGTAATACTGCCATCTAACTCAAATGAAAAGTGTTTAGACTTCTCTACTTCATCACCATATGAGTCAAGTACCTTTGGTGCGTCAGTTACTTTGAAATAAAAACAACTATCATCACCTACTGCATTGATAGTGTTATGTTTTCTCTGTAACTGTTGCAAAGTATCTACATCTTCTAATGGAAATCTACGTTGCACTACTTTTGTTGCAGTTTCAAACGCAGAAGCAATAGAACTTGTAGCTTCCTCTCTTGTTTGATTGTATTTATCTTTCAAATCAGTTGAAAGACTTTCACAATGTCTACGATAATCGTTAGTCAAAGACTTACGTTTACCTGCATTGAGCCTTATCTCTTTTTGTTCCATGAGTACTCCTTTTGTTGGGTTAAAAAAAAGACACCACCCAGATGTCTGAGTGATGCCTATATAATATACTAATGTTATTGTTGTGTCAACTAGCTAAGCCAAGAGTCTTCAGCTTTAATAGTCTGTTTATCCAATCTTCCTACTGAATTAATAAGAGTTTCTCTATTAATTTTAAGCCATGAATTTAAACAGTTTAAACTACAGGCTATATCATGGTAGTAAGAATTAACTTTGTTAGACTGATAATATTTATTGCCTTTACTACCACGTATTTGATTCTGATTTCTTTTATAACAACATTCTTTATTCTGACACCACTCACTCATTGATAACTCCTCGCTTGATTAGATTTTTAAGAGCAGTAAATTTTACCTTCTCAAACATAACAACTGTTATGCTATCATTTACCTCTAAGTGATTGATTTTATACACTTTTTTACCAACACTAAACCACTTCAAAGTAGCAACAGAAATATTTCTGGGTGCTTTTTTATCTAGGTCATGTGCTAGTATGTACTCATCAGCATTGGTAGTTCTTTCTTTACCTTTACGTTTATACATAGTGCCATCAGTTTGTTTCCAAGTAGAACGATTTACTAAATCAAATCTACCTGTCCGATAGTCTCCATTTTTTTTAACAAAACCTGCACGAAACTTTTTCGCTTTGGTTTGTGTCATTAAAGCATAAAGATAATCTGAAACTTTACCAACTTGTATGTCTGTTTGTTTCATATATTTTCCTATTAGTTAATTGTATTAGGGTGTAGCCTCAACTCTCATGCTATGTTCTGGATTTACAGCTTAGATTTACAACTCCTTACTAACATAGCCATAGTAAATTACTACACCCCCCTTTAATATCTAGTGCCATGTTACTTAAAGACTAGGCTCAACAAAAAAGGGCAACCAACTCTCGTTGATTACCCTTACATAGTATATGATTTATTTGTCTGTGTCAACAGGCTTACAGTAAGTAAGACCTATGACTTGACCTGTGGGTGTGTATATATTTTCTTCTATGGTGTGTTCTTTTATGTAGTCATTACATTCTTGATAAGTATTAAACTTATGTTTAACTGTATGGAAATTACCCATACGATTATCAAAGTCAGTAAATAAAAATAATAATAATTCAATCATTGTGTTGCTATGATTATAAGACTAGCCAACCAAACACTCACACAAAAAAAAGGGATTGCCCAAATGGACAACCCCCTTTTGTTTTTGAATACAACTCTTGCTACTACCCATGTGCTTATAAGCCACACAAGTAATGAGAGTATAGCAGTCAATTAATTACCACTACCTTCTACAAATTGATTAGTGTCAAGAAACTCTTGTTGTTCTTGCAACCTATTTTCATCTAATGGTTGAGATATATATGTGTGTTTATCCCAATCATCTGTTTGCACATGTAAAAGATAATTAGTTAAAGCATCATTAAGTTTTATTTGAAGTCTTTTTAACTCAATGATTTTTTCTTTATCAGGACTTGGATTGTTTTCCTGCCAAGCCATGATGTTTATAGTGCATACCCTTACTTGCCTACGCAATTTAGGTATGCGTTTGTCATTATCCATATGGTTTTCCTTGTTTGATTAATCAGTTCGTAGTATATATTAACTGCTACTCTATGTCAAGTAGTTTATCTAACTCGTCTGTTAGCTGTCTGATTTTTGAAAGGTCTGAGTAGACTTTTTTATCTTCGAGATATTTTATAAGTAGGCTATGCAATAGCTTAGATAACCTAAGGTGTCTTGATTTTAATGCTAATTTTTTATCTATCATAATTTTTTAACGGCTGACATGACCACAAAGTACACATCAGCCGTATTAGTTATAGTGCCATAACTTTGAGAGGGAGTGGCACTTGGCTAATTTTATTTAACAGTAGGTTGTGAGAAAAAATCTTGAATAGTTTTTTTAAGATTTGCCTCTACCTCATCTGCTGATTTGTTAAGACTTGTTAGTTTTTCTGCCATACCCTTAATAGTATTCTGAGTATCTTGATGCAGTTCTAAGTTGTCTTTTATTTTCTTCTGCCTTTTCTCCCTATCAAATCGTATAGCTTTGTTTCGGGATTGCACAAAATCATGTGCGTCTGTTTGTTCTGCCATTAGTTTCTCCTTTGTTTGATATGTATTCATAATACCATAGTGTATTTGTTGTGTCAAATAGTACCGACAAAAAAAAAGCCCTACCGATATTGCTACCGATAGGGCTAGTGCTGTTCACTTTTCATATACCTATATTCCCATTAGACTTATTAACATACCTAAACACAGCCACATGACAGCTACATATAAAATGCTTTTCATATTCTCTCCTTCCATAATTAAATTAAACATAATCTCAGCTTACAGGGTAGTATTAGCTGTGTCAAGTGGAAGGATAAAAAAAAACGAGAAGGCAATTTTAATTTTGCCCCCTCGCAATTTTGTAAGTTAGTATTTTTGTTATAAACCTACTGATTTACTGAATAGATGTAGCAATAAATAACTTATTGCCATGATTGATATAAATATTAATGCTGTTTTCATTTTGTTTTTAACTTTGGTTTAACTTTATTAATGGGCTTGATGTACTTTCTATTTTGCTCATCAATAAAAAGTTGATTAGCTTTCATTAAATAAACACCTATTAAAACAATTAATAAGCAACCAATTATAAAAGATAATTCAATCATATTTTTAAGCCCTCATTTATAGACTTAATCGCCTCATGAATTTTAGGTGTCATTACATTTTTTATATTGTCATTTGTTAAACTTTTTAAACTACTTTCATTAAAGAGAATTACAGTTGCAACGCTTAACAATTGATTTAATAATTTTTTATCTTCTTTTAAATCAATCACTATTTTTTCAATGCTTGATAATCTTTTTTCAAGTCTATCATTTATTTTATATTGTAAGTTTTCAACGCTCATTTTTTTAACCTCGCATTTAAAGATATATATTTTATATATAAATATTATATCTAATTAATATATATATATAATACAACTTATGAGATACTGTGTCAAATTTATCACACTATGGTATTAATACCACAATACAATCAAGGGTTGATGTTCTTGTAATGTTCTATGCTGTGTCACGTGACACCAGATAATATTAATTACATATATATGTAATATTAATTTGACGTATGTTATTAAAAATGCGATAAAGGGATATGGATATTTTAAAAATAAATATAAATTTATTGGGTATTCATAACAAGGATAATAAAATGACAATACAAACAAAAAAACCAGAAACTGTGGACTTTTATGCTAGTATCAAAGCTTATAAAGTGTGCGAGGGTGACGTTAAAAACTTATGGAAAGTATCGGAAACTATTGAAAAAACTGGTTTCTTAGCTATTCAACCTTTAAGTTTAAAGATTGTTAATTTTTACAACGAAGTTAATTCTCATTGTGAAACTAACAAATTAAAAACAACTGATTATTTTAATTTAACTACAATTAGAGAAAAGTTGTATAATCTGGTTAACTATCCTAATGAAAAGGACGCTGATGGAAAACCAATTAGAAACTATATTTTTGAAAATTTAGTTTCTCGTGCTGTTAAATTAGCATTAGTTTTAATTAATACTGACAAAACTAAGGCTATTATCAAAGACAAGTTAGTAGTTGCACAATCTAATATCATTTATCCAAACTTAAAAGTTTCTGGAAACAATGAAATTAAATACACGCCTAATAATGATGAAAGCCTAATACCTTTGAGTACACGTGGGCTTGAATTGTTATGGAATAAAATAAGCCCAGTTGTTAAAACTGGAGCCCAAACACCTAACAATGATGAGACTGTATTAAGCAATTTAAAAACAATGAAAAACTTTTTAAATGCTGAGATGCAAACTAGAAACAAAAAAGCCGATTATCTAGTAAATGACTATGGTACTAGTGAAATAGTTGAGTTGAGAAAGATAGCACAATTCAGCTTAAGATTAGTTGAGCAATACGAGAGAGACTTAAAAGACTTTGATAAAAATGGTAGTATGAAAAATGCTAACATTGTAAATATTGAGTCTGTTGAGTTTAAAGTTATAGACCACAATAAGCAGTCTTTGGTTAGAATTTCTAAGATTGCATAGTTAATACTAGCTAACAACTAAGCCCTGACTTAAAACATCAGGGCTTTTTTTGTATCTGTACTATAAATCAAATGAAGCTCTATTTTAGGTATGATTATCATACTACTATGATTTAACTAGGTACTAATTAAATTAACACTAGGTTAACATTGGGTTGTGTATCTTACAAAATTTTACACTCCCCCCAACTCTCCCCAAACGAAACCACAAGATATCCCCCAGATAATTTCTAAGTTTTACACGAGGGAATATTTTTAAGGGGGCAGGCAAGGGCACTAGGGGGGTACTACATATATACATATAGGATCGTACTAAAATCCCCAATTCCCCTGTAAACCACCCTGTGGCTACATACTAGGTTACAATATTCTGTAAATCTCCTGGCTATATGCTAGGGTGTTCCCTAGGGGGTATGTATATTTAAGTATATATTATATATAAACCCCCCCGTGTAACCTTAATTACATTATACACCCACTTCTACCTTTTGTCAATGATTATTTTTAACAATAATGCTTTAATATAAAAATAATTTAAATTAGTACTTGACAAAAGTTATATTTGTGTGTATACTAGAATCAGGTACACTTTAAAAGGACACACAAACACTACAGCATGCACTCATGCACAATCGGTCATCACTAAACTGTACCAATTTATAGGGAACACCTAGGATTCCCATAAGTTTAACAATCAAATAAGGATATAAACAAATGGCTGGAATAAAAATTAAAGATGATGGTAGTATCGTTGCAAACGGTGTTACTTATAAGAATAAGGCTGCTTATAAAGCAAGGACAAAAGTTAAAAAGACTGGTAGTATCTTCGAAGGAAGACTAGCTAAAGAAAAAAGAGCTGCAAAAGCTTCAGTTGCACAAGGTAAAAGAAATCAAGCTGCTACATCTAAGATGTATGCTGCAGAAAGCATGTTCAAATCTGCAAAAAGCAGAGATGATGCTAAAGTTATGCCAGGAAAGAAAAGATCTTTCAAAGAAGCTTTCGATGCTGCTACTAAAGAAGGTAAATCTAAATTCATGTTAGGTGGTAAAGGCTACTTAACTACTAAAGGTAAGAGAGAAGATAGATTTGATCCTACTAAAACTAAAGGTGCTGAGAAGAAAGAAAGCATCTTCAGTAAATTCAAATCCTCTAAGACTGGATCTGAGTTCTTTAAAAAATTAAAAAAGAAAAAATAACTTGATACCCACTAAAGCTCTAGAACTTCCTTTCAAGGAAATCATGGAGTTGGTAAATGCAAACAATGGATTCTATTACAACAAACACTCAAAAGAAAAGCTTGACGGTCTCACAGGAAAAGTTTCTAGACGCATTATTCGGAGAAGCCCAAGGAAATCCAAGACAGGCAGGAGAGCTAGCAGGTTACTCAGAACATTCATATCCTAAAGTTCTGCGTAATTTAAAAGACGAGATTGTTAAAAGAGCAGAAAATTATTTAGCCATACATTCTGCGAAGGCTGCAACTAGAATGGTAAACTTGTTAGACGAAGATGGAACAACTCCACACGCTAGTATCCGAATGGAAGCAGCAAAACAAATATTAGACCGTATTGGTATTGTAAAGAAAGATCAATTAGATATCAATATGAATTTAAAGCATGGTATGTTTATATTACCAGCTAAGAATGAACCAGAAGAATCAATCGTAACCCCAGTGCAGGATTAATATGACCAAAAATTATTCAAATGCATACCCAGATAAAAAAAAAGTACAGGATCTAACTAGATTTGTACCTGGTGGAAAAATACTTAAAGTTGCTAGTGCTAAACAGATAAAAGAAAATAATAGAATATCTGATTTAATATTAAAAGATTTAGAAAAGAAAAAAAAGAATTAAGTGATTAAACGAAAAGCTAGAACTATTCCTTTTGGATATAAATTAGCAGAAGACACAGATTATATTGAGCCAATACAATTTGAATTAGATGCTTTAGAAGAAGCAAAGAAATTTTTAAAAACATGTTCATACCGAGAGGTTGCTATTTGGTTATCAGCAAAAACGAAAAGATACATATCATATGTCGGACTTAGAAAAAGAGTTACCAGAGATACCGCTGCCAAAGCCAAAGAAGAAAGTAAAGACCAAAGCCAAGCAGTCGGCTAAGCAGGCAATAGCAAGAACACGTAAAAAAGTTGCAAAGGCAGAACAAACTTTACGTTCAGCTAAGATCCATGCAAAAAATGTCAAGGATAAATTGTTAACCATTGACAAAGTATTAGATGGAAAAGAACAGCAGCTTATAACCCAAGACGTAATAGACGAAGTTCCAGCAAACGTACAGGAACATCTAGCAGGTAAAGAGATAATCTTTCAACCTAACAAAGGTCCACAAAGAGATTTCTTAGCTGCATCAGAACGAGAAGTGTTTTACGGGGGTGCAAGAGGTGGTGGTAAATCATACGCCATGTTAATAGATCCTCTAAGGTACTGTCATAAAGAACATCATCGTTGTCTACTACTTCGTAGAACTATGCCAGAGTTAAGAGATTTGATTAATCATTCTCAAAGATTATACTCAAGAGCATATCCAGGAGCAAAATGGAGAGAGCAAGAAAAAGAATGGAGATTCCCATCAGGAGCAAAAATAGAGTTTGGTTATGCAGAGAACATGACAGACGTATTACGTTACCAAGGGCAGTCTTACACATGGATAGGAATAGACGAACTTCCACAATATCCTTCGCCAGATATATATAATTTTCTAAGATCGTCACTTAGATCAGTTGATCCGAGTATACCAGTATACATGAGGGCTACAGGTAACCCAGGTAATGTTGGATCACAATGGGTTAAAGAGATGTTTGTGGATCCTATAGATCCTAATACAGCTTTTAACATAGAGATTTCTACACCTTCAGGGACAAAGTATATAACTAGAAAGTTTATACCCGCTAAGTTACAGGACAATCCTTACCTTATGCAGACTGATGATTACTATGCAATGTTATCATCATTACCAGAAGTACAAAGAAAGCAATTTTTAAACGGAGATTGGGATGCATTCTCTAATGCAGCATTCTCAGAATTTGATAGGGACTTACATGTTGTTGAACCTTTTGAAATACCTAAAGGCTGGCAAAGATTTCGTGCTGCTGACTGGGGTTACAGTTCTCCTGCTTGTTGTTTATGGTTTGCTATTGATTATGATAATAATCTATGGGTTTATAGAGAGTTGTATACCCAAAAGATTACAGCAGATATTTTCGCAAAGAAAGTCTTAGACCTAGAGAGTGGAGAATACATACGCTACGGGGTTTTAGACGCTAGTACATGGGCAAGACGTGGTGATATAGGTCCAAGCATTGCAGAAACAATGATTCAAGCTGGGTGTCGTTGGAGACCTTCTGATAGAACAGGAAGAAGTAGAATTAGTGGAAAGCTAGAAATCCACAAACGATTAAAGGTTGAAGATAAAGAACCAGGCATTCGTATATTTTCTAATTGTAGAAATTTGTTAAGAACATTTCCTACACTACCATTAGATGATAGTAATCCTGAAGATATTAATACACACGTAGAAGATCACGCATATGATGCACTAAGATACGGATGTATGAGTAGACCGATACATACAAGTTATGCAAACAAAGCATTTGGTAACAGTAATAGAACAGCTAATTTTGTCCCCTCAGATAAAATATTTGGATATTAACAGAGAGGATATATGAAAAAAGTAAAGTTACCTACTATAGATAAAAAGAATTTTCCTTATGATCTAGTACAGATATTATGGGAAGATATCGTTGGAGATGCAGGCTGGGCTGAACTTCCAGATATTAAAAGTTCTAGCACAGCAATATGTTGTAGTTTAGGATACTTAGTATTTCAAGACGATAAAAGAACTATCATTATGTCAGATTTTATATTTGAAGATAATGGTAAAGTAAAGACAGGTGGTGGTTATACTACTCTCCCAACAACAAACGTTTTACAAATAAAAAAAATAAAAATATAGGAACAATATGGAAATGAAATTTGACCCCAAAGCTAAAGTTAAGCAAGGTGATCTAAGCTCTACTCCTGAAGGTAAGCAACCTAATCAAGAACCTGGAGATCTTAAGATAAGTATCAAAAGAGAAGATAGGGCTGCTGAAACTCAAGATGGAAATTTTGGCTATCATGAACCTAAAAAATTCAGAAGCCAATTAGATGCTAACTTTAATAAGTTGGCTGATGAGAAGGATTACTAATGGCTGACAAAAGCTATAGTTTTATGGAGCTTGTTGATGATAAACAACTTCAATCAGAAATAAAAGAAAAAAAGAAAAAAAAGTTTAACGAAAAGAATCCACCAGAAAAGAAAGCAAAGTTTAAAGAAAAACTTAAAGCTCATTTAGTAATGGAAAGAAGAAAAAAAATGGGAGCTAAAAAACTTACAGATAGTAAATTCTATGGCTACCAAGGCTATACAAAAAAGGAGAATAGCAATGGATATAAATAAAAGATACAAACACGGTGAACTTTCAGCTGATGTGGCTAAAGTTAGAAATGAAAAATTAGCAATAGACCCTAATTCAAAAGTTACTAAGGGTTCAACTGCTGGAGACAGCAATGATAAGCCAGGTGCTAAATCAAAAGTTGATCCATCAATATTTAGAATGGCTGAAGAAAGAGACTACTAGTCATGCTTACAGATAAAAAATATACTAACGAACATCCTAAGTATACGATGTTTGATAAGTATAAAGCTGATAAGGAATCTTTAACTAAAAATTATAAAGCTGATATATCTGGAATGGATATTAATGCTTCTAAGATGAAAGGATACTCAGCAGTTAATTTAGAAACTGCTAAAGAGTTAAGTATGAATCCTACTTTAACAGAAGCAGAACTAACTAATTTAAAGAAAGCAGTTAAAGATAAAAAGAAGTTAGAGCCAACAGGACAATTTAAAAAGGACTAGATGGATAATAACGAAAAGGATAACTACGATCCGTTTGTAGGATACGTAAGAGAAAAGTTCAGTCAAGCAGAAACAGCAAGACTTCAAGATGAGAAGAGATGGCTATCTGCTTACAGAAACTATAGAGGACTATATGGTCCAGAACAAACTTTTCGTGATAGTGAGAAATCTAAAGTATTTGTTAAAGTAACAAAGACTAAGGTACTTGCTGCGTTTGGTCAACTTATTGAAGTGCTGTTTTCAGCAGGTAAGTTTCCAATTGGTGTAACACCTACAGCAATGCCAGAAGGTGTAGCAGAGTATGCTCATCTTAATCCAAAGAAAGAACAAGATCCACAACAACCAAAAACAGAAAGCCCATATGGTTTTCCAGGTGATGGTGGTGGAATACCAAAAGGTGCTACAGCAGAATCTTTAATGAAAGATCTAGCACAAGAGTATATGAATGTAGGTTTTGAAGAGGGAGATGCTCCTGATTTAAAAACACAACCACAGATAGAGCCAGCTGCAATGGCAGCATCTAAAATGCAAAAAGTAATTCACGATCAGTTAGAAGAGAGTGATGCTATCTCAGTTATGAGACATGTACTTTTTGAAATGGCTTTACTAGGTACAGGAATTTTAAAAGGTCCATTTACAAATGTAAAAACACAATACAAGTTTTCTACAGATGAGGAAACTGGGGCATCAGCAATGATGGAGATTGGTAAAGACGTACCAGGTATTGAAGCAGTATCATGTTGGGATTTCTACCCAGATCCTAATGCAACTAATATGAATGATGCTGAATATGTAATTCAAAGACATTCTTTCAACAGAGAACAATTTGCAGAACTTGCAAAGAAACCTATGTTTAATGCTGAAAAGATTAGAGAATGTTTAGACATGGGACCAAACTATCAAACAAGAGGATATGAATCTTCTTTGTATGATAGAGAAAACACTTCAACACTATATAAAAATAGATTTGAAGTATTAGAATATTGGGGTGTAATAAGCAAACAATTAGCAGAAGAACTAGATTTTGAATATGATGATGAATTAGATGTTATATCTGTTAACGTTTGGATATGTGGTGGTAAAGTTTTAAGAGTAGTAGAAAATCCTTTCTCACCAAAAAGAATACCTTATATGGTTTGTCCGTATGAGTTAAACCCTTATCAATTCTTTGGTGTAGGTATACCAGAGAACATGCAAGATTCACAACAAGTTATGAATGGTCATGCAAGAATGGCAATTGATAACTTAGCACTATCAGGTAATTTAGTATTTGATGTTGATGAAACAATGTTAGTACCAGGACAAGATATGAAAGTATTCCCTGGTAAAATTTTTAGAAGACAGAGTGGACAGCCAGGTCAAGCGATACATGGTATTAAGTTTCCAAATACTGCTAATGAAAATTTAATGATGTTTGATAGATTCAGACAACTAGCAGATGAGTCAACTGGAATACCATCGTACTCACATGGTACAACTGGAGTACAATCAACTACAAGAACGGCAGCAGGTATGTCTATGTTGATGGGTGCTGCAGCATTAAGTATTAAAACAGTTATTAAAAACATTGATGACTATTTATTAAAGCCCCTAGGTAATTCATTGTTTCATTGGAACATGCAATTCAATAGTGAAAGACCAGAGATACAAGGTGATCTAGATATTAAAGCACAAGGAACATCTTCTTTGATGCAGAAGGAAGTAAGATCACAAAGACTAATGACATTTATGCAAACAGCGTCTAACCCATCGTTAGCACCTTTTGTTAAATGGCATACATGTTTAAAAGAAGTTGCTAAGTCACTAGACATTGATCCAGATCAATTGGTTAATGATCCAGAGAAAGCAGCAATATATGCACAAATAATGGGGATGGTAAATGGAAATCAAACGAATACAGGCAATAGTGGACAACCAAGTCCAATGGGCAATATGGGAGGAGTACCTCCAGGAGCTTCGCCAACAGATCCAACAGGAAATGGAGGTGGCAATATCGGAACAGGTAATGTACCGATGCCAGGGGAAGCTGGTTTTGCTTCGCAAGATCCTCAGTCTAAAGGAAACAATTAAAAGGAATAAAGAAGAATAGTATGGCAAATACATTTGATACATCAAGAGTTGGAGGTGGTACTTACGAATTAGAACAAGATGCTAGTGGTAATTACAATTTAAAATCAGTAGGCTTTAAACAAGTAAATAAATTAAATTTACCTGATTTAAAAACTAGTGATACTACAAGTGTTGCTGATACAACTAAGAAAGCTACAGAAGATACTATTAAAGCACAAACTACAGAAGTATTTACACCAATGAATACTTATGGTGGTGGGGCAGATCAACAAGATACATCTACACCTATGCTTAAAACTGCAGACGTAAATAAACCTACAGTTAGAAATGTTGGTGATCCTATGACTAATATTGCATATGGACAAACTCAGGATATAAAAGCTGGACAAACTAAAGCAGATCAAGCAGCACCACAAGAAAGTATTGGTGCCACAGATTCAATACAGCCACAATATCAAGATGGAATTTTACGGGGTCAAACTGGTGTTAAGTATAGTAAGCCACCTAGTATAAAATCAAGAGCTACATCAGCAGTACAAGATACTGTATCAGGTGTAATAGACTCTGTTAAAAGTAATAAAGCACTTCAAATGAGTGGGAGAGTGTTAGGTGCTATAGTTAGTCCATCTTTGGCTGGAGCTAAAATGATAGCAGGTATGTTACCAAAAGAAACAGCTGTACAAAAAGTAAACAAAGGATACTTTAATACTAACGAAGGTAGCCAAAGAATATCTGGTAATCCTGCAACAGATTTATATGCAGGTATGAATAGAACTTCAGACTTTGGTAATTTAGAAAATGCTGGTAATAAAAGAGTAGCTACTAGAGAAGCAACAATTGCAAGACGTGAGAAAACTAATAAACCTATGTCTGATAAATTTAAATCAGATACTGCAAACATGAAAACACAAGCTGCATCTTATAAGCAAGCAAAAGAAACTGCAACAGATACAAGTCCAGGAGCAACTGGTGGAGAAGGTGGAGGCGGAGGTGGTTCAGATAGCGGAAGAGTTATTTGCACAGACCTACACAGAACAGGAGAATTATCTACTAGAGATTGGGTAAGAGATACAAAATTTACATTTAAAACATTATCTATAACACATGTTAAAGGTTATTTACTTTGGGCAGAACCAACTGTAAAACATATGCAGAAATACCCTAGATATAGAAAGATGTGGAAACACATTGCACAACACAGAGCAAATGATATTGCATGGAGATTAAACGAAGGTAAGTTTGATTTACTTGGAAGAATATATGCAGGTATAGGTGAACCCGTATGTTGGGCACTAGGTAACTTTGTAAGTGATAAACAAATTAGTAAATATAATTTAACACATTGGAGAAGAGCATAATGGCAATAGGACCAGGAGGCGAAGTTACTACAACAGGTTTAATGAATAGCCCAGCTAAGATAGCTGAAGCACCTGACATGTCAAACTTAAAACAACCAGCTCAACCACAAGAACAGAAAGCACCAGCAGCAGTTGCACCAATAGCACAGAAGCCAGAATTAAAAGATCCTGCTGTTATAGAAAAATTAAATAACTTATCAGACGAAGAAAAACAACAATTAGATATGGTACTATCACCAAGCCTTTCAAGTATACTAACAAAAATTATACCTGAAGCTAGTGACGTAATATCGCAGTTTACATCTGCTGAAGAAAACGTTATACTACCAGTATCAGTCGTAAAGAATTTCGCTAGAAAAAAATACCCTAGCAATACAGAACAAGAATCCATTCAAGGATTCGTTACAGAATTATCTGAGTCACAATCAGATGATACCAATAATGTGCCACCTGAAAATGTACAAGCATCTAATCCTAATGGTATGATGGCTCAAGAGCCTAATGCTATGCCAGAAGATACAGATGCAATAGATCAAGGTCTAGTATAATTTTAGCCCACAAATTATGGAAGTGAGCTACCCTTATCCATAAGGCACTCAACCTATGAGGATAAAATAATGGAAGAAGAAAAAAACTTAGCTGAAGTTTCAAATGAAACAGAAGCTAAACAAGAGACTAAACTTTTTAAAAAACCTGAAGGCAAAGCAATGTATCAAAAACACAGAGATGATGTTGATGATGCAGAAACTGAAGCATTCGCAAAAGGTGAATTAAATAAGTTTAATCAAGAACAAGCAGAAGCAGCAACCGTTCAAAAGGACACAGAAACATCTGAAGAAATTGCAAGCTCGGATATTAATGCTACTCCTTCAACTGAACGCCCTGAAAATGCAGAAGATCGTGTTTTTAAGAAACGTTATGACGATTTAAAAAAACACTATGATTCTACTTTATTTAAGCACAAAGATGAAGTTAGAACTTTAAGAACGCAATTGGAAACATCTACTAAAGAGTTTGTTCCACCTAAATCTAAGGATGAATTAGATGCTTGGAAACAGGAGTATCCCGATGTTTATGATATGGTTGAAACCATAGCTATGACAAAGGCTGATGCTAGAGCAAAAGAGATTGAGGAGAAATACCAAAGTCTTCAAGTTCAACAAGAACAAGTTAGTAAAGAAAAAGCTGAAGTGGAGTTGTTAAAAGCACACCCTGACTTTAGTGAGATTCGTCAGAAAGATGAGTTTCATGAATGGGCTAGTAAGCAAGATCCAGTTATTCAAAGTTGGTTGTATGAAAATACATCTAATGCACAATTAGCTGGCAGAGCAATTGATCTATATAAAATGGATCAAGGTACTAGTAAATTAAATAAGAAAGAGGGAACAGCTGTTAAGAAAGAAGCAGCTAAAGCTATAACAAAAACTAGTAAAGCTACAGAATCAGATATTCCCACAAAGAAAATCTGGTCTAATTCTGAAATTGGTAAGATGGATAGACGAACGTTTGAGAAGTTTGAAGCAGAGATCGATGACGCATCAAGAGAAGGTAGGATTCAACCTTAAACTAACAACTATAAACAAAGGCAAACATTATGGCAACAATGGGAAAAGCAACTGGATACCAAAATTTACCATCAGGTAATTGGGCTCCAGCAATTTATAGTCAGAAGGTTCAAAAGTTTTTCAGAAGAGCATCAGTTGTAGAAGACATTACAAACACTGATTACGCTGGAGAAATTGAAAATTTTGGCGACACAGTAAATATAATAAAAGAGCCGACTATTACGGTGAATGACTACGCTAGAGGTCAAACAGTAAACACAGAAACACTTGCAGACGATCAAATTCAATTGACTGTCGACCAAGGTTCGTACTTTGCGTTTAAAGTAGATGACATCGAAGAAAGACAATCACATGTAAACTTTGAAGCTCTTGCAACTTCTTCAGGTGCTTATGCACTTAAAAAGAACTACGACTTTAATGTATTAAGTGCAATTTACTCAGGTGCGAGTACTTCAGCAGCTAATACAGGAACAGACGGTTCACCTATTGACGGTGATGCAGCAGTTGACACATTAACAGATATTATGTCAGCAGCTAAAACAGTTCTTGATGGTAACGATGTACCAGAAGAAAATAGATGGTTCGTTGCACCACCAGCTTTCTATCAACAACTTAGAAAAGCAGGTGCTAAAATCGTTGATCAATCTGTTATGGCAGACGGATCAGCTTCAGCTATGAGAAATGGTATGATTACAGATAGACCTTTATTTGGGTTTAGAATGTACACTACTAATGCTATAGCAGTATCAAGTGGATCAGCAGCAAACAAAACATTTGGATCAGCAGGTTCTAATGAGTACGCTTTCCTTTATGGACATCAAGGTGCAGTAGCAACTGCAAACCATATTGCGAAAACGGAACTTATCAGAGACCCTGATTCATTTTCAGACATCGTAAGAGGTCTTCACGTTTTTGGAAGAAAAGTTCTAAGAACTGAAGCAGTTTACTCTGGTGTTATAACAATCGGTTAATTCTAACTTAGAAGGAGAAATAGAATATGGCAACTTACGACAAAACAGGAGTAGGTGGTACTACAGGACATCCGTCTAATGGTAGAACACCTTACTTAGTAGAAAACACAATCGACATAGCAGCGATTAATGGTGCAACAGGAACAGCAACAGGAGATATAGTTCAAGCTCTTGATATCCCTGCAGAAACATTGATCATGCAAGCAGGAATCGAAGTACTTACTGCATTATCAAGTTCAGTTACTATGGACTTAGGTATAACAGGTGTAGACGTTGATAACTTTGTTGATGGTGATACTAACGCAGCAGGTTATAGTCTGCTTACAGCAACAGCTAATCTTGTTGTTGCTAGTGCAGATACTCTAGATGTACTTGCATTAAGTGCAGATTCAAGTGCGGGTAAAATCCGTGTTTGGGCAGTACTATGTGATGTATCAGGTATCGATGAAACTGATCATAACTAATAGATAGATAACTTTAAGGGGGGTAGTAATATCCCCCTTAGATAACACCCCTTATAACATTTAGAAAACTTATGGCTACATATAATTTAATAAACAAAACTAGTGCAAGCACAGGTCAAAAGATTATTGCATTAGGTAATAATAATGATGTAAGGTTAAAGAATTTAGAAAGTAAAGTTGAAGAGCAGTCCGATAAATTAGATCAGATAACTTCACTATTAAATGCAATATCAGAAAAGACATCAGCTTCTTGAAATAATTTCTGAATACAAATCTGACAATACTGCATTAAAAAAGCAGATCGATGATTTAAAGAAACAATTAGATGATGCACAATCTCGTATTAAAAGATTATTAATTAGATGCGAACAGTTTGCAGAAGATAACAATACAACAGAGGAATAAATAATGGCTACTACTTACTTAGAATTATCCAACAGAACACTTAGAGAATTAAATGAGGTTGAATTAACTTCATCTACTTTTTCTAGTAGCCGTGGTATTCAAACTACTATTAAAGATTTTATTAATAAGTCTATTCATGATATTTATAATGAAAGTGTAGAGATACCTTTATTACACACATCAACGACTCAAGCTACTTACACTGGAGACAGTGAATACACATTTCCATCGGATATGCGTAGAGTAGATTTTGAATCTTTTTTTTTAAAACCAAATGAATTAATTACTAATGGTGAGTTTACATCTAATATTACTAGCTGGACTACAATAGCAGGTGCAGGAAGTGCAGCTTATAATAGTAGTGGCAATGGTAGATTAAGATTAAATGATTATGCTGCATACCAATCAATATCAACTGTAGTAAATAAAACTTATAATTTACAAGTAAGAGTATTAGATTCAGAAGGTACAGGTGCTGCTTTAAAAGTACAAGTAGGTACAACAGCAGAAGGAACACAAAATTTAAACACAACATTAACAGTAACTGATTTTAATGCAGGTGAGATACTAGATGTACAGTTTACTGCAACAGACCAAACAACATTTATAACTGTTAATAATACAACTACAGCAACCAATCTTGATGTAGATTATGTAAGAGTATCTAGAGCAGATATAATGACTAGAAAACTAAGATATATATCTTATGATGATTACATGCAAAGATTTAAAGAACAAGATACACAGAATAATAGTGGTCACTATGGTCTACCCCAATATGTTTATAAAAAACCAGACTACAGTGCATTTGGATTAACACCTATACCTGATAAAAATGATTATTTAATTAGCTATGAATATTTTACAACTCACACAGACTTATCAGCACATGGAGATACAATGGCATTACCAGATAGATTTGGTCCATTAATTGTAGATAGATCTAAATACTACACATATATGTTAAGATCAGATCCAGATCATGCTAGTATGTCAAACAGAGACTATCAAAGAAAATTACTTTTATTAAAAACTGACTACAGTTCTAGATCAGATTATATGAAAGATACTAGAACAGCAGAAGGTAACTCGAGGTTATCAATAGTATAATATGGCTGATACTTCTTCCTTAAAAAACTTTAATGCCACATGCGGTGGAGGTCTTGTTTTAAACAAAGATGTTTATGACATGCAACCAGGAGAAGCATTACAATTAGTAAATTTTGAACCATCAACAGAAGGTGGTTACAGAAGATTAAATGGTACTACAAAATATAATCCAACAATAGTACCTCAAGTGGTATCTGCAGCAGATAGAGTACAAATGTCTGCTATATTTAATGATAAAATAATTGCAGCTAGAGGTGGTAGTGTATACTACGGTGATACAAGTGGAGCATGGACTTCACTAGCAACTAGTAAAGGTACAACTTACACATATGATTTTGATAAGTTTAACTTTAGTGGTACAAGTAAAATTATTATAGCAACAGGAGAAGCAGCAGCTTTTACAGTTAATACAAGTTTTGCAGTAGATGTTATTAATGCTACAGGGGGTGGGACTGCACCTACTAATCCTAAATTTGTTAAAACATTTGCCAATCATGTATTTTATGGTGGTATGTCAAATTCTACAAGTAGCATATTATTCTCAGTACCTTTTTCAGAGGATGATTTTACTTCTGCTAGTGGTGCAGGAGAAATAAAAGTAGGCGATATTGTTACAGGATTAAAAGTATTCAGAGATGAATTATTTATATTCTGTCAAAGAAAGATTTATAAATTAACAGGTACTACTTCTGCTAATTTTGCATTAGCTGAAGTTGCTAAGAACGTTGGTACAATTGCACCTCACTCTATTCAGGAATTAGGTGGAGATTTAATATTTTTAGCTGCAGATGGTTTAAGAACTGTAGCAGGTACAGAAAGAATTGGTGACGTAGAACTTGGTACTATTTCAAAACAAGTTCAAGAAAGAATTAATGAAATTGGATACAGCAATGTTACAGCAACTGTGGTTAGAAATAAGTCTCAATACAGACTATTTTATCCTACTGATGGTGGACTAGAAGCAACTCAAAAAGGTTTACTAGCAGTTATTAAATCAAACCCTAATACAGGTCAACTAGGTTTTGAATATGCAGATATAAAAGGTTTAAAAGTTTCATCATGTGATTCTGATTATGTTAACAATATAGAAACTATTGTTCATGGTGGATATGATGGATATATATATTTACAAGAATCAGGAAATGTGTTTACAACAGCAGGTTCAACATCTTCTATTGATGCAACATATAGATCACCAGATATGGTAATGGGTGATGCTGGTATTAGAAAATCAATGGATAGAGTTAACATAAACTGGGAACCTGAAGGTATAGTAAGTTCTAGTTTATTTGTAAGATATAATTATGACGATATAAATACTCCTCAACCAAGTTTAATAGCATTAGAATCATCTGGTAGTGGGGCTTATTTTGGAACAGGTATTTTTGGTATAGCAGCTTATGGGCAAGGGGATTTACCCATTACAAGGGAATCAATAGAAGGATCAGGATTTGCAGTAGCATTAAAAATAACAGACACAAGTACTAACGCACCCTTTGCAATTAAAGGGTTTCAATTAGAATTTACACCAGGGGGAAGAAGATAAATGGGAGCAGCATATATAAGACAAAGTACAGCAACAATTGTTGATGGTGGAGTTATTGAGGCATCAGATTTAAATGCGGAGTTTAATCAACTTCTTGCTGCATTTGCTGTAACTTCAGGACATACTCATGATGGGACAGCTGCAGAAGGTGGACCCATTACAAAATTATTAGGCACAGCAATCACTATCGGTGATGCTACAGCAGGCACAGATATTGCTGTAACATTTGATGGAGAAACAGCTGATGGTGTATTAACATGGATGGAAGATGAGGATTACTTTAAATTCTCTGATGACATCTTAATGAATAGTACAGAAAGATTAAACTTTGGCGACACTGGAACTTATATTTTTCAATCAACAGATGGTCAATTAGATATAGTAGCAGATACAGAAGTACAAATAGCTGCAACTACTATTGATATCAATGGTGCAGTAGATATATCAGGAGCATTAACTCTTGCTGGTACTACTTTAGCAGAAACTATTTCTGACACAGTTGGTGCTATGGTTACTTCAAATACTGAATCGGGTATTACAGTAGCATATGATGATGCTGATAATACTTTAGATTTTACAGTAGGTACTCTCAATCAAAATACTACAGGATCAGCAGCAACTTTAACTACAGCTAGAACTATTGGCGGTACTAGTTTTGATGGGTCAGCAAACATTGCAGTTGCTTTATCGGATACTACTACAGCATTAGCAACAGCAAGAACAATTCATGGAGTATCATTTGATGGTACAGCCAATATTGATTTATCTGAAGTTATTTCAGATACAGTTGGTGCTATGGTTACTTCAAATACTGAATCAGGTATTACAGTAGCATATGATGATGCAGATAACACACTAGACTTTACAGTAGGAACTCTTAACCAAAATACTACTGGTAATGCAGCTACGGCTACAGCATTAGAAACAGCTAGAACTATTGGGGGTACTAGTTTTGATGGTACAGCAGATATTGCAGTTGCATTAGCAGCTACGGCTACAGCACTAGAAACAGCTAGAACAATTGCAGGTCAAAGTTTTGATGGTTCAGCAAATATAACTATCGCTTCAACAGATTTATCTAACACGTCAAATATTACTTTAAATGACGCAACACAAACGCTTACAAACAAAACTTTAACTTCACCTAAAATAAATGAAGATGTAGCAGTAACTTCTACTGCAACAGAATTAAATTTATTAGATGGTGTTAGTGGATTGGTTCAAGCAGATTTAACTAAACTAGCTGCAATAGATGCTACAGCAGATGAAATAGATAAATTAGATGGATTAAGCAGAGGAAGTATTATTTATGGTAATGCTAGTGCTGCTACAGCAATTTTAACTAAAGGTACGGCAGATCAAGTATTAACATCAGATGGAACTGATATATCTTGGGGTGATGCT